GACGTGTGCTCTTCCGATCTGGGGGAGGTTCTGTTGTCTTTTGGTAGGTGTAACTTAACCATCGAGCGCACCGGGTGGTCAGTCCGGTGCGCGCGTTTTGTTGGCGCCACGAAGGCGCACTTTTGTTGGGAATGAACTTATAATGTCCCCACGGGAGGGCCAGGGCCCAGGGGGGTACTCATCTACGACAGAGTGCGGACGAACCGTGGTGCTGTACGCATCAAAATACTCGAACCAAATCTCGCTCATCAACGACAAAATGTCGTCGGTCCCGAGTGGGGTTAGGGTACTAAGACCGTCTAAATACGCCTCAATTCTCTGCTGTTTCTCTACACTGATCCCATAAAGCCTCTCAACCAAGAGACGCGTCCTGAACCCGACCGCTACGACGGGGAGACGCTTCTCCGACTTAAGAATTTTCAGGAGCTCAGCTCTTTCGTATTCGTTGAATCCCTTCGACTCGGCGATAAACCGATTGACCTTAATGCCTCGTGTCACGCGTATTCCATAACGCGCAAGCGAGTTGATAATTGGGCAACCGGGATATTGGAACGCCAGAGACAAAGCCTTACAACGGAGCAGCTTCATTTTGTTCCCGAACCTAGCATTGGCATAGAACCCTGTAGTCATACCAAAGCTGACCAGCTCTGCTGCTGGATTTGTCACATTAATCTGTTCTTCAAGATCGAAGACCAAACCGCAGAACGACGCCTCGGATAGCTCATCGTGGACCTCGAGTTTAATGTTCAGACCTAACTTCGCAAAATCCTCGGCAGTGGGTAATTTTTCACCTTTTACATAAAAAAGCCCATCATCGCCCTCGACGTAACCATCTCCCTCGCAACTGAATTCCTCTAGCATGAACAACATGAACATCAAATTGGAGAACCCATTTCCCAACGACGTACACATCTCACCCGACATCCGTGTTGCCTCGACGAAGAATGTGAAGAACTTCGACGCACACTCATTTGTGCCCCCGAGTACGTTCCTAACGAACCACATAAAATCTTTCCCACCATCAATGGATCTTGTCATATACTCGTACAATTTAAATTCTACCTTCTCCATAATGATCTTTCTGAACAAAGATTCAAATGAAGTGTAGTCAGTGGCGAAATAGCGTCTGCCGACGCCAAAAAGCCGCTCGTAAATTGTTCGAGCACGGTCTCTGACCGGGACGTGCTTGATGAAGTGGTGTATTTTATAAACCTCGGTCTCAATTGCTTTAAAGACCGGGCCTACCGCGCACTTAAACTCGTCTGTTCGACTGTTGATAGAACGCGGGTACTTGTACTCCGGGTATGTTTCGTCCTTCATGAACGTCTTGCACTTGAAATACTTTGGGTCCCTGGGATTGACCACGGCACTCCACTTCTCCCTCAATTCGGTTTTCCGTTTCTCTGGGTAAGTGGTGCCAGCCAGCCACGTCTCTAATGAAAGATCTGTGTCTGGCGCCAGGGGCACAAGGTGCTTCTTGAGCCATCTGTCCACGAAAGCCCCCAACCGTTCCAACATTACGGCATCCGGTTTAGGGGGCTCAACGATAACACGTTTGATGACACCCGCAACTAATGAAATCGGATCTTGGGGATCCGCATGCGGCATGGCCGCCCCTTGTACATGGCACCCAAGAGACGCCGCCACGACGGGGCGACGCGTTGGGTCAAAGGGGCGAATGGGTCCTATACTTCCATCGGGTTTAACCTCGGGGAGCGCCGGAAGAGGCACTTCCCCGACCCGGTATCCGTATAGGACAACTCTGCCTAAGGCCCGACCTTGCTGGGGTATTGAAAACCCAGCTTGGAGTGGCGGTAGACAGAGAGGTGGTGGAGCAGAGTAACATAGTAAACCGTGTCGGCGGCTGTGAACTCGAGATTCAACGGCATGGTACGAGGTGTACCAACAGTTAAAGTTCGAGCCACGGTCTCTCTGAGACGGTTTAATACGGACTCCGAGTCCAACCACGGGTCTATATTGCGCGGCGTTGCCAATTGTGTTGCAAGCTCTAATGACACATCAAGAAGACGTTCCAACCCGGGATAGATTAACTTTCGATAACCCCGTCGTACGTTCGGGTTGGTTGTGACATGCCATAGGCCATCAATTGGGACCCATCGCTCGACGCGCATCGTCACCTGACGGGGGCAGGGGTGTTTGTTGTCCATCGTCTGCTGCGCGTCAGTGCGCATGTCCGCGTCCGTGCGGGTGTGTGAAACACGGCTTGGGCGCACTACAACAACTGCAGGCCACTTAACCAGGTGATCCGCAAGTCGGTTGTACACGCGGTCCCACATAGCCTGGGCATTCGCCGTTAGGAAAATGACCGGGTTCAGGTACTGGCGCGGACAAACCACTCGCGGGGCTGGTGGCGGCGGCACCACTGCCTCGTCGACGGGCGGTGGTTGTTGTTGTGTGCGACACAGCGGAGTGAGAACTCCGACTTTGGTGAGGGCGACCTGCAGTCCCGACGGTTCAGTCGAGTACCACGTCGGCTTCACGAACGGTCGCGGTTCTTCCAATAGGAAAGAAGGGTCACTGGCCGCAATAGATTTTCCAATCTGCCGCAGCCAGAGACGAACCGTGACCCACGTGAATAGTCCGATTTTCGCGAACCTCGATAGAGCGCCTGAATTTCCTTGGCCCGCAGCGAGATATGCAATAGTGCCCATTACGGCACTGCTGCAGATCAAGCTGTTGAGCAGCCAATGATTGGTGTTCAGGATTGGAACACCCTCTGGAACGACAAAGTCCTTCATCGCCCTGTTAAAGTGCGCTACTTCCGTGGCCTCTTGCAAGGCTAAGGCTGCAGCACGCTCAGCAGCGGCGGCGATGTCTTTTTCTTCCTTCTGGATGCGCTTGCGCTCCTCAATTATGTCCTCCCTCTCCAGAGCCTTCTCCTTCTTGGCGGCACGCTCACCAGCGAGCTTATCCATGCCGTCCCGAAGGGACTCCGCCACGAGATCCAACGCCGTCGCACCACCCACGTGGTTACGCGGCTTTGGTCCCGCCCTTGCCTTAGCACCACCAGCCCCCGACTTGGGCTGCGTGTTTTTATGTGCCTCCGACGGTCCGACCGGCTTCGCCGGACCCTTCCCCTTCTCTCTCTGTCTCTGGCGACGAGTGAGCGGGGCCGACCCTAGGTCTTTTGTTGGAACCAACTTCGGGAAACTGGTCGCATCATCAATATCCTCCAAGGCTCCCTTGCCCTGGCATATTGCTTCGACTGTGCTTGCATCCAGTTTCCCCGAACAGTTGGTGGCGATCCTAATTAAAGGTTCCGCCGGATCTCCAACGGGGGCGCCATCCCCTCCAGCACCACTGGGCAATGGTGCTCCTTTCTTGTTTGCCACACGACCTGCCCAGGTCTTTGCCGCGTCCGATGAGCTGGACGAGGGGGCACACGGGGGGATTTTTGGAGACTCCCCCCCGGTCTTGGTAACGGTAGAGTTCGGTTTTGCAGACATTAAAATCTGCAATGTGAACGCGACTCTCGACGCACTCCCCGAACTCCGGCCGAGAGGCTGTTAAA